GTGTATTCCAGACGGTAGGGTTATTCCTAATGTTCCTTGGCCCCCTCCGGCACCAGATAATCAAGGCACACCACAAACAAAAGATAATGGTAATGGAACTTCAACAACAACGTATCCAGATGGTCGTGTAATTATATGGCCTAACACTTTTGATACAGACGGTTATGACAGGGACAACCCTTGCGAAGAAGGAACAGAAAGAATAAACGGTGTTTGTGTTCCTAAGTGTGAAGAAGGTTTTACTAGAATAAATGGAATTTGTACTGAAGATACAAAGCCAGAGCCAGAAGACCCTTGCTTAAATAAGCCTAACTCTACCTATAACTCTGCTTCAGACTCCTGTGAATGTAATGAAGGTTTTGAAGATATAGGGGGCCAATGTGTTCCGAAGTGTGGCGAAGGATTTACTAGAGTAGATGGCGTTTGTACTAAAGATCCAGAGCCTGTTGATCCTTGCTTAAATAAGCCTAACTCTACCTATAACTCTGCTTTAGACTCCTGTGAATGTAATGAAGGTTTTGAAGATATAGGGGGCCAATGTGTTCCTATTTGTGGCGAAGGTTATAGTTTAGTAGATGGAGTTTGTACTAAAGATCAAGTAGAGCCGCCACCAAACCCTTGTACTGGAGGAAAAGTATTAGGAGCAAATGGAGAATGTGAATGTCCTGAAGGGCTACAAGATGTTAATGGTGTTTGTGTTGCTATTCCAGATCCTCCACCACCGCCTCCACCACCGCCAGAACCAGAGCCTGAACCAGAGCCTGAACCAGAGCCTGAGCCAGAACCATTAAACCCTTGTACTGGAGGAAAAGTATTAGGAACAAGTGGAGAATGCGAGTGTCCCGCAGGAACTCAAGATATTAATGGTGTTTGTGTTCCTGATATTATAGAAACAACTACTTCTGTAGAGCCATGTCCAGAAGGACAGGAAAGAGATGTTAACGGTAATTGTAAAACAATAATAAACCCTAACCCTTGTCCTGCCGGTTCTACTTACAGCATAGAAGAAGATAAATGTGTTCCTGATATTATAGATATTGTTCCTTGCCCAGAAGGACAAGAAAGAGATATTTATGGTAACTGTGTAGAAAAAGAAAATCCATGCCCTGCCGGTTCTACTTATGATACTAATTTAGATCGTTGTGTTCCTGATACTGTTCTTTGTCCTGATGGACAACCTCCTAATCTTGACGGTAGTTGCGACAGAACAGAAAATCCAATTCAAGAAGAAGAACCTTGTCCTAATGGAGCTACAAGAGATCCTATAACAGGAAAATGTCCTGCTGAAGAAGGGTTAATGGGTGGTTATTCTATTTCTCCAACAGCAACAACAGACGGTTTATTTAGTGACGAATTGTTTAAATTTAAAACTCCTGATTTAGAATTTAGCGAACTAGAAAAGTACATGAGAAAAAGGTACAATGTATGACATACCTAAACTTAGTAAACGCTGTGTTAAGGCGTATGAGAGAAACAGAAGTAACGTCTATAAGCGCAACTGCTTACTCTGCGTTAATTGGTGAGTTAGTTAATGAAGCTAAAAGAACAGTAGAAAGCGCGTGGGATTGGTCAGGACTAAGAGCCGACATAAACTTTAATGCTACATCAGGAACTGTTACTTATGCGCTTACAGGTAGTGGAGACAGACCTACAGTTTTAGATGCAATTAACACAACGTCTAAAAAAAGAATGTGCTATGAAACTTCAGCACAGTTTAGAAACTTTACAAAACTAAACACCGCTCAAACCGGATCACCTTTTTATTTTACTTACAGCGGTATTGACAGTAACGGAGACACAAAGGTAGATGTGTATCCTACTCCTGACGCTACCTATGCTTTATCTTTTACCGCCGTTAAACGTCCTGTAGACCTTACAGGAGCTTCTGACACTCTTTTAGTACCTTCTGCTCCTGTAATACAAATGGCTACCGCGTTAGCCGCTAGAGAGCGTGGAGAAACAGGAGGCACAGCAGCAGCAGAACACTTTGCTTTATCAGACAAAACACTGTCAGATGCAATAGCTTTTGATGCTGCTAAATATCCCGAAGAACTTGTGTGGCGCGTTTTGTAATGGCTCAACAACTGCAAAATGTAACTATATCAGCACCTGCGTTTTCTGGTATTAATACCCAAGATTCGCCTATTGATTTAGACCCTTCTTATGCGTCTATTGCAGACAACTGTGTTTTTGACCGCTATGGTCGAATTGGTGCTAGGAAAGGATTTGAAGTATTAACGACAAACGGTAATGCAACTTTAGGAGCATCTTTTACACAAAGCATATTTGAGTTTGTAGATCAGAGCGGTGACGTTACTGTATTATCCGCAGGTAACAACAGGTTGTTTTCTGGAACTACAACACTTACAGAAATAACACCCTCTGGTTATACTCCTACAGCAAACAACTGGAAGTGGGCTAATCTTAACAACCATGCTTATGGATTCCAAAGGGGCCATGAGTCTTTAATTTATACCGATTCTAGCGGATCTGGGGCATTAACAACCTTTAGTGGTTTTAGTGGAGAGTCGGGAACAGCACCACAAGCTAATGAAATTTTATCAGGCTTTGGTAGGTTGTGGGCGGCTGATGTTACAGGAAACAAACATACAATTTTCTTTAGCCACCTTTCTACTGGATACCAATGGTCAGGAGGATCATCAGGTTCCTTGGACATTACTAGTGTGTTACCTAACGGTGCTGATGATATTGTAGCTCTAGCAGCACATAACGGTAAGTTAATAATATTTTGTAAGAACACTATTCTTATATACTCAGGGCCAATTAATCCGGCTACTATGGTATTAGAAGACACTGTAGTAGGAATAGGTTGCATTGCTAGAGACTCTGTAGTAAGCACAGGTACAGACTTGTTGTTTTTGTCAGACTCAGGTGTAAGATCGTTAGGAAGGACAATACAAGAAAAATCAGCAGCTATTGGTGACGTAAGCCAGAACGTAAGAAATGATTTATTAGATGAGATAGCTATACAAACTGGGGTAATTAAAGCAATCTATAGCCCCGAAGAATCTTTCTATTTGTTAAGTTTACCTACCTCTGAAAAAGTCTTTGTATTTGACACTACTAGGTCTTTAGAAACAGGAGCGTTTAGAGCTACAACATGGTCAAGCATAAATCCTCGTAGTTTTGCTAGAGGTGTTGACGGTACTCTTTTCTTTGGTAGATCAGAAGGAATTTGTAAATACACAGGTTTTTTAGATAACGAAGCTACTTATCAAATAAGTTACTTTAGTAATCCTTTGGCTTTTGGCTCTCCGGCTAACTTAAAATTCTTAAANAAGTTTAACCTTACAATTATTGGTGGTGCTTCTACAGNAGTNACNTTTAAATGGGGATACGATTACACAGAACAATATACTAGCCAAGATTTTACTATTGGCTCTTCAAGTGCTGCTCAATACGGCATAAGCGAATATGGCGGTAGCGCAGAATACACAGCTAGTCTTTTGGTAAACACTCCCAAAATAAATGCTACAGGCGGTGGAGAAGTAGTTACTGTAGGTTTAGAAGCACACATCGAAGGTGCTTCCTTTTCTATCCAAAAGATTGACATACTTGCACTAATGGGACGCATACTATGAGTGATTATACTAAGACGGTTAACTTTGCCGCTAAGGACAGCCTAAGCACAGGTAACTCTAATAAAGTTGTTAGAGGGTCAGAGATTGATACAGAATTTAATAATATTGCTACAGCCGTTGCAACCAAACTAAACTCAAGTGGTGCTGTGTTTACCAATGCTGTTTCGTTTCCTGATGGTACTGCTAATGCTCCGGCAATAACAAACACAGGGGACACAAACTGTGGGTTTTTCTTTAGTGCCGCAGATACTATAGCTTATACTGCCGGAGGAACTGCTCAGGTAACTTTTGCTGATGGTCTTATTGCCCCAGTAACTACTAATGATGTTGACTTAGGTACTGGTTCACTACAGTTTAAAAATGCATTTTTTGATGGGACAGTAGAAGCAGACGCATTTACAGTTAACGGTGTAAGTCTTTCAGAAACTATTGCAGACACTGTTGGAGCAATGGTAACAAATAATACTGAAACAAATATTTCAGTTACTTATGATGATAATGACAATACTTTAGATTTTGTAGTAGGTACAGTTGCTGCTTCTAATGAAGTTACAGTTACAGCTAATAACACTGCTGATGAAACAGTTTATTTAACTTTTGTAGATGGAGCTACTGGCTCACAAGGAATAGAAACAGATACAGGTCTTAGCTATAACCCTTCTAGTGGTTTAGCAACTTTAACAGGCTTTGGCGGTACTGGAGCAATAAAGGTTCCTATAGGGTCTACAGGACAACGACCTAGTAACGCAGCAGGTTTGTTAAGATACAACAACACTACAGGCAAGTTTGAAGGATACACAGATGCTTGGGGTGACATTGGTGGTGGTGAAGCTACTATAACAATTAGCACAATGACGGGTGACGGTAGCGATACTACTCT